ACTTCATAAAAGATTTGTGAATAATTTCTCAACAGCATGTTATGTCATCAGTCGTCATCACGCAGAAAAACTTGTGCGACTTCATTGCAAAGGTGAGAAATATAAGTTGGATCAGGGAGTCAAACCAAGACCAGTTGCAGACGATTTAATCTATAACTCTGGCAACACATTCTCAATTCCACTACTTCTTTATCGCACAGAATTGGGGTCGAGTATTCATCCAGAACACGTTGATGCGTTTCATAAAGGCAATTACACTGCACAATTAAACTACTGGCAACAAAATGGTGCAACAGTTGACATCCGACAATTTATGAATTATGATCCCTATCTTGGACGGATAACCGAAAGTTCCGCCCAAAACAAGCAAAGTCAATGAGTAAATTGTCCTACGTTGACATCTTTTTTGACTTATGATATACTAAATATTACAACTGTCATAATGTGTCAGTTACATTCCATAGGCAACCTCCGCAACTATTTGAGTAAGTCTATACCGATAAGGCCAATCGGTGGAAAAACAACAGAACCAAGTCGAGGTTCTTTTCATCTGCGGGTAATCATTCCGCAAGTAAATTAACGAGGTAATTCAAATGTTTAAATCTGTAATCGCAGCATCTGCTGCTCTTTCAATGTCCGCTGGCGCTGCCCTTGCAGGACCTTACGTTAACATCGAAGCAAATGCTGCTTATCCTGATGGCGAGTACTCTGGTGCTACAACCGATCTGCACGTAGGATTCGAAGGTGGTTCGGACAAGGTTGGTTACTATGTACAAGGCGGTCCTGCTTTCGTTCATAGTGAAGCTGCTGACGACACCGAAACCGAACTGTCCGGTAAGGTTGGCGTAACTTATGCTGCTACCGAAGATCTGGGTATCTACGGTGAGATCGCAGGCATCACTGCGGGCGAAGACTCCGATGGCGATGAGATCATCGATTGGGGCGGTAAAGTTGGCGTTAAGTTCAACTTCTGATTCTAGAAAGTAAAATCAGATACAGAGGAGGTCTTGACAGACCTCCTTTTTTACTATATAATATGTAAAGATTTACAACATAATGTAAAATGACTGTAACAACAGAAGATGGTGGACGCCAAAATATGTTCGCCAAAGAACCACAAATGTATGTTTCAAAGACTGACGCAGAGCGTTATGCTTATGAATCATATGCCGAACGTGCAGAAAAACTGAATGGACGCACAGCAATGATTGGATTTGTTTTTGGAATCCTTTCATATGCACTCACAGGAAACTTTTTCTTTGGTCTTATCTGATGGAAACTTCTTTGATTGAAATTCTTACTTATTATGTAATCGTCTCCGTTGTATTCATCGGAGCACCAGGAGTATTCTTTTACATCGTATTCATGCCAGCTCTACAAAATACAAAGGGGAGAATGGTTGGATACAAAGATCATAAAACATATGGAGATTCTACGATCTATGAATTAGATGGTAGACGACCTACAAACGAAAACTTTTATCTTACACTACAGGAGACGGGACAATGAACGAACGCGCAGAACGTATTAATGGATGGGCAGCAATGCTTGGCGTAGTAGCAGCAATGGGATCCTATGCTGTAACTGGGCAATTAATTCCAGGAATCTGGTGATTGATAATCAAATGTTAACATTATCATCAGTTCTAATATTTGCTTGGATTATCTGGGTTTTAAATCAGAATGATGTAGATGATGATAATGACGATCCGGGTGGAGGAATGTTACAACCAGTACACTCCACAAATCCATAAATATCTTAACTAAAGAGGGAGACAGACTATCTTGACCTGTCCTCTCTTTTGTGTTATTATGTGGAGGAAATTTTATGAGATTTATGCAGTTGTCCGTTTTAGCATCGATTGCTGCTGTTTATGCCATCTTCATCTATAAACCTTCTGAACCACAAAAGGAGGTTGTTAGTTTGCCCGTTATTGAATATCAAACACCGAAGACTTGGAAATGTCCGTCGTGCTCTCTAGAAGAAAAGTATGTCCTCAAACAACTTCAAGAAAAAACAAAAATCACAGATCGCAATGCCCTTGCTACGATCCTGGGAAACATTAAACAAGAAAGCAACTTCCGTTCCAACGTATGCGAGGGAGGGGCTAGAGTTCCTTATGATCGTTGCTATCGCGGTGGTTATGGAATCATCCAGTGGACTTCTGAGAACCGTTATCGTGGGTTAGGATTATTTGCTAAAAAGTATAACTGCGATCCCAGTGGACTTTACTGCCAAACTCGGTACATGATTAATGAACCAGTCTTCCAAAAAAACTTACCAAGATTTGAAGGTGGTGGACAATCAGTCTCTCAGTATATGATTCCTTCTTATTATTGGCTTGGTTGGGGTATCAAAGGAAAGCGCCAAGTCTATGCATATCAATATGTAAATAAGTTAGTTTTCTCATGAAGAATATATATCCAAACTATCCTAATTACCCATTTCTTCCAATTTCAATGAATACGGAATTAAAGCATAAAACAATTCCTGCACCAAGAGTTCTTTCAGATGATCCTTGGTTCGGACCAGCAGTTATTTCTGATGCCAATCGTGATTATGTTGAGGAGCAAAAACTTCTAACGATTGAAATGCAGAATACATTGAGAAATGAAAACAAAGAACCTGACAATATTCATGAAGTGATGTATGATATGTCAGTAAAGGGTGCAGTAACCACATTAGATTTGGACCCAATCAATGTTGGTGGATCTGAAAATTATGGTGATGCATCTGGTCGTAATTGGAATTCTGGGGGATGAATGACTGAAGATTGGCGATACAGTGAAGAAAAACTAAGAGTACGACAAGAGGCAATTCGTATTCTACTTCATAAATATGGTGGGGAATTAGACGAAACTAGAAAGTCTAAATATACATGTAAATCCATCTATGAATGTGCTCATGATTGGATTTCTCAGGGCAATGCTAGTTCCAATGGCATTGTTCAATACTATGAGGATTATTACCATGCAAAGAATAATTAATGTACTTGCTTTGTCGTCTTTTGCTATATCTGCTTCCGTTGTCGGCGGCGGTGCTTATCTATATCTTAATAAGGACGCAATTATAGAAAACGTAAAGGAACAGGTTGTTAATGCTGCGACTGGAGCAATCAGCGATTCTTTACCAGAACTTGTGGACGGTGCAGTACCAGAACTTCCAGCAACGACTGGCAACGTTATTCCTCCTATGACAGGTGGAGTTGCTCTTCCATGATTAGACATATTATTGCTGGATTATTTCTTGGAATGTCTTGTGGAATGAGCGTTCCTGCTATTGCTGATGACTCTAAAATCACCAAGGGTTACTATACTAATGATTCTATGGGGTGTATGCTCTTAAGAGAATGTACCGATGGAGTCGAACAAGTCACTAATATTTTGGATATTTCTAGTCAGTATCCCAACACTTATAGTTTTACTGACATTGCTACTGAATTCAACAACATGCTCAGTTCTCTTAGTGGGATCGGAGTTAAGGTGTTTCTAGCAGACGAGAAGTATTTTCCTGTAGGTCATCGTGGAGTTTATCATACTGTAGGAAATAATTTCTTTCTGAATAAAGCATTCATGCATCGTCCTAGTGTGCTTATGAGTGTGATGAGGCATGAAGGATGGCATGTTGCTCAAGACTGTATGGCAGGTACGATTAAAAATAGTTTTGTTGCTATTATTTTACCGGAAGATAGTGTCCCTCCTTTTTGGAGAGAGATGACTGAGAGAACTTATCCTTCTGCTGCTGTTCCTTGGGAGGCAGAAGCAACCTGGGCTGGCAAAACAGAGGGTATGACACAAAAAGCACTTGCTGCTTGTGCTACTGGAAAGATGTGGGAAATGTACGAACCCACACCACTAACAAGGAAGTTTTTGGTTGAAGAAGGATTTATTTCTAAATAAGATTTAGATGCTTGTAACCAATGTCAGAAGAACTCAAAAAATCTGAGGAAGAAAAGAAAGGACTTCTGAAAAAACTTAAAGAGGGTATTGATGATAAGGAAGAACAACTTGCTATTCTTAGTACTTTTGTCCGCCTTGGTATCCTTGTTTGGAGTGGCGGAATACTTACATTGGCGTACATTAAACTACCTCCTGCTCTTGGAATCCCAGAGCAAAAACTGGACCCAACTTTTATCGCCAGCGTCTTCACTGGAGTTTTAGCTACCTTCGGTGTTCAGACCGCCAAAAAGAATGGTGGTGGCGCAAATGGTGGAGTAAGCAAGGCAGATCTAGAAAGGCTGATTGATGCTGCAGCAAGAACTGCTCCCGCACAAACAATTCGTATAGAACAAGCACCTCTTGTATTTCAGACAAAGGACGGGGAACCGCCTGTAAAACCAACGGTATGATATTATGTTTAAGTGGACTGCTCTTACGATAGGAACATTATTCGGAGTTGCTCATATTGGTATCTTAGGACATCTAATGAATCGTCCTGGGATACCAGTAATTAATCTTCCTGTAGGAGATTACACTTCATACTCAGTAGAAGCAGGACGAGATGGATATAAAATAGATTATAGTTCCAATGATCCCAAAGTAATTGGGAAGAAAAAAACAGTTGATAAAGAAAATGGATTCCTTGGTGTAGGTGGAAGGACTACCATAATCACCGATGAAGAATATACAATGGAGGGCCAGGAAGATAACTTGGGAAAGTCAAATGCGAAAAGAGAAGAGTGCATCAAGGCGGCCGGTGGAGGACAGTCAACAGGAAGGATTGTCGGCGCTAGTATGGGCGCTGCTGCTGCTCCACTGCTCACTAATATACCTTACGTTGGTTGGGTTGCTGCTGGGTGGATAGCAATGTTTGGTCAGGATCAAGGTGCAGAAATTGGCGGAGAACTTGCTACATCAATGATGGATTGTGAGTGAGTCCACACAAAAGGCGGTTATAAAAGTATAAAACCAGCGAATAAAACCTAGATATAGTAGTTGCATAAACTTATATGAAGATCTTTTTTGCGCTGCTGGCATCATTATTTTTCGCTTTTCCCGCATGGGCTGTAGATGTTACCATGGGTTCTAATGGCAATCTCGTTTTTGATCCCGCTGAAGTTAGCATTTCTGCTGGTGAATCAATCCACTTTGTTAATGGGATGCTGCCTCCTCATAATGTTATCGTAGAAGATCATCCTGAATTAAGTCATGATTCCCTTGCAATGTTGCCAGGTGAAGACTTTGAAGTTGCATTTCCAGATTCTGGTGACTACACTTACTGGTGTGAACCACATAAAGGAGCTGGAATGATCGGTCATGTGCATGTTGATTAAAACTATTATACTTTTTGGATCAATAACAACTTTAGTTGTTTGGGGATTGAATAATGCCTATCCAATCACAGGAAACTTATGAACACTATTAACACTGTTGTTTTAAATTTCACTGTAGCAATCATTGATTTTCTCTATCAAGGTAGAGACTTTCAAAGATTTTGGGTTTTAGAAGAAATTGCTAGAGCACCATACTTTGCTTTCTTAAGTGTCTTACACCTAAGAGAGTCTCTAGGTTTGAGAGGACCAGAGCATCTATACTTGATGAAAGAGCATTTTGCACAAACACTAAATGAAACTGAACATTTGGAATACATGGAAAGTCGGGGCGGTAACGCTTATTGGATTGACCGTTTTTTTGCCAGACATCTTGTACTTGCATACTATTGGATTAATGTGGTATATTATTGGATGGCTCCTCGCGCTGCATACCATCTATCATATGAAATAGAAGTTCATGCTGCGGTTACTTATGCAAAGTATCTTGCTTTGCATGGTCATGATGACAAAATCCTTGAAATTATGAATGACGAAATCCAACACTCTCAAGAACTTGCGGAAGCAATTCGTTTAATTGACCCCAAAGAAAATTCGCTATCAGTGGAGTCAGTAAAATGACTCCAAATAAATGGTGGCCACTAGGTCAAACTCTATCTGATGGAGAATCTGAACCAGTTCATTATGCAACTAAAGAAGAGGTTCAGGAAATGATAGATGCTGCGATTACACAACATAATCGTAATGCCTCCATGATTAGTATGTGTCTTGGAATTATTTTCCTAGCACTTTTTGCTGAGGGATTTTTTCGTGTGATAGGTATGATACCACCTTTCATGGGAATTGATGTGAACCTGATGCAAGACATTATAGATAATGTAAAAGACGAGGTTAT